AGGCTGTTTAACCGGGTCAAACTTTGTAGGCTTGGTTGGTTCTAGTCCTCCCTGTTTAGTCCAGTAACCTTTGCGGTTCTTGTCCCACTCCTCTGGCGTAGCGTCGTCTATTGAGCTACTGTAAGGCACGTTACGATCACACTTAGTACCCATACTCGTCCTCCTCCTCTAAAAACTCTTGCTCTAATTGTTCAAACCGTTTGATAACCTTATCCTCAAACCTGTCTAAAATCTCTTCTGACGATAGCTCTAAAAACTCTAGCAGGTCGTCTGGGTCGTAGTTATCCATTAGTTTTTCCTTAAGTTCTTCAAGTGTCAGAGACATAATTAATAAGCTCCTCTAGAGTCTCTATAGTATACCATTTTATGTTGTATTTGTCACACCACTGAGCCATAGTGAGTTTGGTAGTTTTACTCACTTTTTGGTCAGGTTTCATCAGGATAAATACAAGCTCCTCCGTCCACGAGAGTGAGCTAGAGATTGCTTTATACTTCTGAGTATCTCCTGCCCTGAAGTAACCTTTGCATTCGATGTGGTAGTTGCAGCCACTGCTTTTGTTTGTGTACACGAAGTCTGGGGTGTACTTTCTAGGTACTGTGTACGGTATTTGGAAAGGTTCGTAGTTAAAACCGTGTGGTTGTAGCTCTTGTGCAACGTCATACTCAAATGTACTCCTGAAACCTTTAGGTACTTTCTTCCGTTTAGCCAAATCATATCTCCTTTAGCGGTATCTCCATCACTTTAGGCTCATTGATGACCTCTGTTAAGTACCTTGGGCCGTATGAGTAAGCGAAGGCGCGAACCGAAGGCCAGCAGACCTTTTTGTAAGAACAGTAGGAGCATCCGACGGCGAGTTTCTGGTTGCCACTCTTGCCATCTGGAATAGGCTCGTAGCAAACGTCGGGTGGGTCGGGTAGCTCCACTAGCTTTTTTACGTGTTCAATGCGCTCCTCTATGTCGTAGCTGATTAGATCGTATACCGGTGCTTGCGTATCTTCCGCGTCGTAAAGTAAGTAGGTGAGGTGTCCGTTTTGTTTGTCCATAGCAAGCCAGCCAAACTTCGTGTCTCCTTCAGCGTGAGCGTAGCCCTTAATTTGCCCAACATAACCAAACGGGTCATCATAAGCGAGCGAGCCATCTTTGAATTTCTTAAACCCAAAAGTTGAAACACTCTTAACGTCAGTGACAACACCATCAATTTTACAGTCCATAGAACCAGTAATACCTCTGACGTTGACTTTCTTTTGCTCATCTGTTACCTCGTGTCCTGCGGCCTTAGTCAAGAACAACAGCAGTTCTTCGATTAGGTGGCCGTATAAGAATTTAACGTAAGTGTGGCCTTCTATCTCCTCGCCGTGTTCCTTTTTGTTTACAACATTCCAGAGATAGCGATCGTCACGACCAATATTAGACATGCGAAGTGTACGTCCGTCATTAGACTTCTCACGACCAAACTCCTTTCTCATTAACTCCTTTACGTTCTCACCGAAAGCATCTATAGCAGCTTCCAGATCAACACCATCGGGCGTCTGTTTTGTTTTAACCAGATCGTATATATCCGGTACTAGGTTGTACACCGATTTACTCATTATGTTTCTCCATTAAGCCAGCGATAGCGTCCCTTGCTTCCTCTGGTGTACATTTAAACCACTCGCCTTTACGTTCAAAAATCTTATCTAACTGCTTGTGTGCTTCTGACTCAGCAATCCTACGGTCAGCCACAGACCAACAGGTAAACAGAGAGTAGTCCCTAAAAGGTGATGATGTTTGATAACCATTTAGCCTATCCTCTGAGTCCACCGCCATACCCACCTTGACCCACTCAGGGAAGCTAGGGTTGGTTATGATGTACACCTGTCCCTCACGGCTTAGTTCGTACTTAGCAAGACTACTAAAGGCCGCATCCTCAAAGTTACTGTATCTCCCCGGTTTATGTAGTGGGTGATTCGTTGAAATGTACTTACCGTTAACCCACATGCGTCTATTGTTTCTGGCTTTGTGGGCTTGAGGGTTATCTTTATAGTACTTTCCGTTTATTTTTTCGTAAACCATATTTAATCTCCTCAGTGGGTCTCCGACCAGTTATCTCCGATTTTGTATTCTCCGTCGAGTGGGCATCTGAGTCCGAACTGCTGACCTGCTTGGACAATGCAAGACACCGCGAGCTTGCCGAAATCTTCTGCCTGTTGTTCATCAACCTCTGTTTGAATCTCGTCATGTATGTTGCCTATAAACTTGTAATCAAATCCTAACTCCTTGGCTGCGTCATCCAGTAAGATAAGAGCCTTCTTCATAACCACAGCACCTGAAGCCTGTAGTAGTGTGTTTAGTGCACTATGTTCGGATCTGACCCAGAGCTTTCTACCGTCGAGTCCGATAAGATGTCCCCTTGAACATGCTCTAGTAACACGCTCTCGTAAATACTCAAGAGCTGGTGTATTTCTAAGAAAACGTTGTTTAAGAGCACGGCCATCTTTTGCAGATCCTCCCACGACGCTTCCGATTTTTGCGTCTCCTGCTCCATAGAGGAAAGCGTAGATGAAAGTCTTTGCCTGAGATCGTTCCGAAAGTCCAGCAGCGGTTTGATTTGTGGTGTGTATGTCTCCATTAAGGATTTCATTTGTGTATTCCTCGTCTCCCATGTAGTGTGCGAGCATACGAAGCTCTAGACCTGAAGCATCGAAGCCCACTAGCTTCTTGCCTTTAGGTACAATCCAGCAGCTACGGCTCTCTGCTCCGTATACGCCTCTGGCAGTGATCTGAGCCATGTTAGGGCTTTGGTGTGTCATTCGGCCTGTAACTGCCCCACAGGGGTTTACACGTCCGTGAACACGGTCTGTCACTGGGTCTGCGTGTTCTAGCCACGACTTGACCATAGAGCTTCTCTTTTGCAGCGTGAGGTACTCCAGAACCAAAGCAGCCTCTGGTATGTGCTGTAGTGGCTTTAGCGTACTCTCATCGACCTGCGGCCTACCTGACGGGGTTACATCGCTCCACACAGCGCCCTTGCTCAAAAGTCGCTCTGCGACCTGTTGGCGTGATGCTGGGTTAAACACAGTAACCTTGTCTTTCAGCCTTTTGCCTGTCTTCTCACTCCATCGCTCCTCAACAATAGGGGGGAATACGGCCTGTAGTTCGTTCTCTATCTCCTTTTGACGCTGAAGCATCTCAGCCATGAGTTCAGACGCATAACGAAAGTTTAGCAGCCACCCATTGCGTTGTTGCTCGTTGATTATCCAAGACACACGGTGCTCTAGGTCGATAGACATATCAGAGAAGCCATCTAAGTCAGCCATAAGGCGCTTGTGTACAGCCTCTGTTACGTCTACGTCCTGCATACAGTAGTCAATCATCTCACTGCTTAGCTGAGACCAGTCGTTGTGGTCACCCTTTGGGAAGCCCAGTAGGTTACCCCAGTTTCTCAGGGAGTGCCCACCAGATCGACTAGGATCAGCCAAGCGACTAAGAACCAAAGTGTCCAGAACAGTTTCTCTATCAAAAACAACACCCCAGAGACGCTCAAGGACAGGTACATCGAAACCGATGACATTATGTCCGACCCACGTTGCTTTAGGCATCGAAGTTTTGTACGCAATAAAGTCAGTAGCATTACAGATCACCGTTGATGTTTCTTTGTACTTACAAACAACGCACCAGATGACGCTGGGATCAAGCCCATCGCACTCTAGGTCGAAGTATACGAAGTTACTCAAAACTCATCCTCATTCGTGTCGTAGTTAGGTGCTGGCACTTCTAACATACGTCCTGTTTGTGTATCGTAACGTAGCCAACACGCTGGGCCAGTCTGACCAGTGTAACGATTCTTTAGGATACGTACACAGGTAGTGTTACGAACCTCTAGATCCTCGTGTTGTTGATTACGCTCCATGCCTATAACTATGTCTGATAACTGAGCGATGCTCTGGCTACCTCGCAAGTCCTGTAGGCTGATGTTGCCGCCGTCCTCGTGAGCCTTACCGGTGACGCGCTTTAGGTGACTGACTAAGAATAGACCGATGCCCGTCTCTGCCACCAGAGTACGTAACTTTGTCATTATCTCGTCAATAGCCTTACGCTCGTCTCCGTTTTCTTGTCCACTTACTACGATTGACAGGTGGTCAAGGATAACGTATTTGCAGTCGAGAGCTTTCGCCATGTACCGGACTCGTGAGAGTAGGTTGTCCGTTGAAGTTGACCCCCAGTGGTCGAATAGATAGTAGCGTCCTGTTCCCAGAGTTGATTCCCAGTATGGTCTAAGGTCATCGACAGGCGTGTCTTCCTCCAAGTGTAGCGGTCTATTTGCAGCAACCGACATGATTCCCAGAGTGGTACGGGGTACGTCTTCTTCAAGTGCAAGTACGCCGATGTTGGCATCAGTGCGCTTGAGTAGGTCGTACTCGAGTTCTCTGATGAATTGGCTTTTTCCCATACCAGAGCCACTGGTGATAGTAACGAGTTCATAAGGCCGATGACCTTTCGTGATGGTGTTAAGTCCCTCCCACGGATATGGTGTAGATTTAACTGATCTTTTGTTAACGAGCGCATCCCAAGTGTCCTCACCTGCTACGATACCGTCTGGTCGATAGACTTTAGCGTCCCACCAAGCTTTAGTGAAGTCTGTGATCCTGTTGCCGACCAGCATCTCACTAGCGTCTTTCATGGGTAGCTTACAGATCTTTAGCTTGTTAGGGCTAAATATGTCCTTTACGTTCTCTACAGCTAAGTTACCGGCCTTATCGTTATCAAAGCACAGTACTATGTTGTCGTAACCCTCTAGAAACTCTAGGTTAGCTTTTATCTCTTTCTCAGCCGCTGAAGCACCGGCCTTTAGGCTCACCACGTCAAACTTCTGCCCGAACATCTCATAAACACTCAGCGCATCTAGCTCGCCCTCGGTTATGGTGATGTACTTGCCACGGCCACGACAGATGTTTTGACCGAACAAGCCAGAGGATGCTAGGTCGCCGGTAGCGTAGAACGTCTTGTTAGGAACGTTACGTACCTTAGAGGCTATTAGCTCGCCTGTTTCTGGGTGATAGAAGGGGTAAAAGTGCTTGTCGATGTTACCTTGCTGATCAAACTCTACGGTTACACCGAACGCCCTACACGTTGCTTCTGAAAGAGACCTCTTGTGTATACCCGATACGGCAGCGCCTACGGTTACCTTGTGGCCGTTTAAGGGAATCTTAGGGGCATCTTTCGACACCCCCTCGAAACCTCCACCAGAGACGTGGTAGCTGCACGATGGAGTAAAGCAGTGCTTACCTCCGTTGTCGTACACAGCTACGTTGTCTTTGGAGCCACAGTCGGGACACGGTTCCCTCGATATGACTTTGGAGTCAGCCATAGTTTAAAACTCAGCCAGATCAGCAGAGTCTGGTGCATCGGCTACCTCTAGCACCTTTACAGCTTCTAGGTAAGTGGCTACACCGTGTACCGGATGTTCGTTACCTAGCTTGTACTTAAGGCGTACCTTAGAGTTATAAGGTATCTCACCAGTCCACGGATTACCCTCGCCGTCAAACGCCTTAATATCAAAACGTGACTTAAATTTACGCTGTTTAGCGCCTTGATAATCCTTGATTTTGACACCTCGCGATGCCAGCGTGTTAGCGTCTTCCTCTGACATAGTTACAGTCATGCTGTATGCGCCAGTGTCTTGACCATTGAAAACATCGTGTTGCGTGATGTTGCTAAAGTTTACTACACCTTCGACTACTTCAAACATAGGTTCGCTTCCCTGTTTTGGTTTACCAGATGACGAAATGTCATCCTTACTAATATTATAAGCTTCTTTTATCTTTTTGTCAACCGTTAAATCCTCTAAATCATCGAACACCTCTTTTCTCCTGTTAAAATCGTAAACTTAAGTTACTACTTAGGTTAACTACAGTAGTATACACCTTTACTTTACCCTTTAGTTAACTTCTAAAGTTAAACTTAGGTAGTTACTTAAGTTATTATATTTTACCATACAAATCACCTTCTGTCAACTCTGATTCTAGCGAAATATTACCGGAGTTATCATAATCGTCTAGTTCCCACTGAGAAGCCACAGAAACAGAATAGCAAGTATTGCATAGATCAAAAAAGTCACCGTTAGAGTCCTTCCGTGTTAGTTCGTTATCGTCCAGTATCGTATCGCAAGCTTTACATCTCATGATTTTCTTCCTCTTGTTTAGGTACGGTATCTTCCCAGCTATAAAAAATGCCTAGATATATCGCCACAGGTAACCATATGGGTGCTGTAGCTACTACAAACACATAGGATGCTATCTTATACACGGTATTATTCCTCGTATCCGAATGTTAGTAACCACTCGCTTCTAATTTCATCGTCTGATTTAAAGCGGTAATCCTTGTTTAGGTTAGACCTAGCCATACTGAGTAACTCAAAGAGCGCCAGCATGTGCAAGTGATGGTCTACCAGATCGTAACGCATTTGTTCAGCGTTTGGTGTGTATTTGTACGTGTTATTGGTCATTATTACCTCCCTCGCTACCTGTATGTGCCTCTAGAAGCTCCTGTATGCCCTTCTCAAGGCTTTTGTAACTTAATTGGTAGTCTAGCATACCCCTAAGCTTATCACGCTCAGATTGCCATTTAGGATCGTCCCTGAGTTTGTCCCATGCGTGATCCTGTTCCTCGTAGTAATCCATTTTATTGCTCCCCTTCTAACTCTAAAATATAGTGTGTTTGTAACTCGGAATAACAAACGTCACATATTAAAACATTAAAATCTTCTAATCTATATAAATTTTCTGTTAATTCTTCACAAAATTCACAAGTATTCATTAGTTTGCCTTCTCCACTTCATAGGTGAGCCGTTTTCTGCCCATTGATCTGCTTTGTAATTGTAGTACACCATGTACGCCAGCACAGCATCGGATCTTTTGCATTCATCTGGCATACACTGAGGCGGATCAGTGAAGCCGTCACTAGAAATAGCTCTGGGAGGCTCTGAGAGGCTCTGAGAGTGCTTTTGTATCGATAGGTGTGTCTTACCATATCTTTTAGTGTATTCGCTCCCTAAGCCTTCTAGGTGCCTGTACAGCCACTTGTAGTTATCTAGTGACTTTCTAGCCCATACAGCGGAAGGGTGGTTCTTGTGCGTAGTTTTGTACGCTATCTGTCCGCCATCTAGCTCATTATGAGCCGTGGAAAGTAATTGAGCCGTCTCTAGTATCATTTTGACTACGTGTTTATCACACTGTAAACGTGCGGCCTCGTGTGGGTCACGGTCTAAATAGAAAATATTCATACGCTAACCTTTTTTTGATTTAGCCCATAGCATCATTACCATGAAAAACGTAACGTATACTAGTAATTCCTGTACGTCAAGCATTTTTTCCCCTCGAACCTATAATAAAATAATCGCGGCTGTTTATGTTGCTGTCCTTTGGTATATCGTAATCGTTGATAATGTCCATCAAGACATATTCCGCCTCTGTTGCTGTCTCCGCCTCAATGTCCACTGTGAATGTGGCCTCATATGATGCCGTTACGCTAAAAGTTTTCATGGTTTACCCCTTATCGTTTATCGGTTATAGATACGTTTAAAGGCTTTTTAGGCTTAGGTAGTGACACATATAGCGACCACTTGCCCAAGTGTAAAGCGTGGAAACACTCGCCCTTGCAATACTCAAAGGGACGCCTTTTGCTTATACGCTTGCGGAGTACAGTATAACGCCCCATTATTTTTTTAGTAGTTACAGTTTCTTTTTTCATTTAGTTATGCCCTCTTTTCCAGTTTTACCCACTCGAAACTTTTTACAGGTTCTCCGCCTATATCATAAGCGTATGGGTGATCTAAGTATTTAAACGTTCTTTTGTACGCTGTTTTACACTTTACTCTTTTACCAGAGGATAACGTGGCAACCAATAGCCAAGGTGGTTGTGTTACCTTTTTCAAGTCGCCTTGCGGATTCGCTAATCTTTCAGTGGACGCGCCAAAGTAATTAGCAGCGCTTTTCCAAGCTTCGTTATGACCATGCCTTATACCCGCATAAAGGTGCGCCAATTCGTGCAAAACCGTATCGACCAATTGCGTTATGTTTTCGTTATTTGCCTCCAACCCTACAAAGTACCCCGAAATTTCTACACGGCCTAAACTGCTAGCCCTTCCGAGTGAGCGTTTTAATCTATGGTTAACAATAACATCTTTCAATGGGTGGCAATAGTTTTCGGGCTTCACGTGTTTTGCTTCACCTAGTTTTTTATGTATAGCCCAAACAACCCTTGAGATATCGTTTTCGGTTAGAGTTCGCATTATAGTACCCCCTTATGCAATTGCTAGAACATTGTTATCGACTACAAAGCCGGTATTGTCGCGCTTTGCTTTACCTTTTGCGTATAGCCCCACTACTACACCATACTCGTCTAAAAAACGCAAGTCTGATTTATCTCCGTCAATAACAGGGCGTCCGCCGAATGTTTTGGGCAAGTCACGCGAGCGAAACACTACCGCGACATTATGACGCGCCGAGAGTGCTTTAGTGGCGTATTTTGCGTTAGTGCCCGAATAACTCACTGTTAGGTGATAGTTAGCGGGTACTTTCCGAGTCGGTAGTTTTGTGTAATCGTAAAACTGAACATCGGGAAAGGTATCCATTAGAGAAAGGCCATTGCTTCCCTGTTTATGTTCCCACGGTATATCAGACGTACCGTTTAAGCGTATGACTAGTGTCTCGCCACGCTTGTGCGCTCGCTTTTTGGCTAGTGTTATTTCTTTTGCTAGTGTATCCACAAACGCCACGGGATCGCTATAAAACAGGTTTGTCTTGCGTAGTCTACCGGCTTTTACGTTATTGAATGATCCGCGTCCGGCGCTCACTAGACAAGCCTCGCGGCATCCGGCCTTTTCCGCCATAGGACAAAGCCTGTCATCTGGTATTAAGTACAGTATACCCGTGTAAAACCCTAGCTTTTGCCCTTTGACTGTTTTTGCGTCACTGTTAAACGATAGTAGACTCATGGTTTAAACCCTCTCTTTTAGTTCGCGCAAGAGCGCCTTGTGATCATTTAGTAACATTTTAGCGGTAAACCCTACCGCAAAACAAGCAAAATAAACTATCATTGTTTAACCCCTAGTGTCTAGCGAAATTTCACACTGTATGCCCTTGTCGGCAAACTTCAGTGCAATTTGGTATGCTTTGTCTTCTGCTTGGTGGAACGTGGCGTGTTCACTTTGTAGGCGGGAGTTTAAACGCACTTCCCACTTCCCAGTGATTGAGTTCTTGGCTGCTCTGATATAGTCCGGCGCTTGTTTCATTGTTTAACCCTCGAAATTATACTCACTAGCTTCCGACCACTTAGACCCGTTAGCAAGGGTAAGCGTAGCCATAAAAGACTCACGCGCTGCTAAGTCGTCCATATTTTCCAGAGATACCCTAGCGAGTATGTCGCCCTCACTATCTAATAAAACGTAGTCCCTGTTTGCTTCTAGCCATTCGATATAAGTCATTGTTTAACCCTCCTTAAACGGCCTTCGGCCAGTAATCAAAACACTCGTCTGTTTCCCACAGCTCTAGTGTCTCGTTATAAACCGCGCCAAGCTCGGCCATTGTTTGTAGAAAGGCATCCATTGACGCGGTAATCTCGGATTGTATTACGTAGCCCTCGGGCGTTCGAGTCATTAAATAAACGTGTGCCATGGTGTTTCTCCGGTTGTTTGCTTGTGTTGGTTTAACAGTGGACACCGTAGCAGATGCCCACCATTAAAGCAACCTCAATAATTCCAGCGTTTCGCGTTAAATTGCTTGGCTATTTCGTTCGCTTCTTTTGTGCCCTTTACTATGAAGCTGTGCTTGATGTCTTGTGAACTTGTGCCTATCAATAGCTGCTTCTTTTTACCTTCTACATGTAGTGCTTTAGGTGCGTTATATAAGTATGCTTTCATGATGTCTACCCTCTTTTGGTTGTGTCTTTCGATTTAATGTAGCCATTATATAGCACCGGTTTACTTTGTCAACAATTATTTATAATTTATTTAGTGGTACTATGTCACATAAATAGTGTTTGACAGCTTGTGTTGGCTTGTGTTATTCGCGGATACTCGCAGAGGATCTGCTTATGTAACTATTCACGCTTGACAGCTTGTGTTGACTTGTGTTAGGCGGTATGTCTTAAGTGGTGCTCAAGGGGTACTACATAAGCCTACACATGTCTACTTTTTCCTTCGGTATTATTCACGTTGACTTGTGTTTCCCCTTGTGTTACCCCTTGTGGCTAGCTACCATAGTATACCCGTGTAGTCAATGGTAATAATACCACAAGTTATCCTTGACCTTTGGTGTGGCCTTGTGTTAGACTTGGGAAGCGCCTTGTGTTGCCTTGTGTTTAGACCACGGGGGGGAGGGGGTTGACTTGTGTAAACTATTGTTGTAGCCGCATAAGCACAAAAAAGGTTAAAAATAGGAAAAAGAAGCCAAATGTTAAACTAAAGTAAGCCATTGATTACGCTTATGTTTTCTTGTGTTACATAACTCTT